GCCAGCATTATCCAATTCTTGTCTTGCTGTTCTGATTGCAAGGCCAGATGTTTCCATTTCAATTCCTATTGATACAGTCATGATTATGCCTCCACTCTTTTGTAAGTGTTGTTTGAATAGGTGATTTGAATTCCGCGGTTGCGAATTTCACAAATTGAGGCGCGAATTCTTGTTGAGCTTTGTCCTGTTGCATTCATCAATTCCTCAAGCGTTGCGCCCTTTTGGATCAGGTGGAAAACAATTTGTATTTTTGTAAGTGTCATTTTGATACTCCATTTTGCTAGATGCGTCCCTTAAAAGAATTATTACACGATATTATCCCATATAACAAGGGGTTTTGTGGGATTATCTGGAACAATTGTTCGGGTTATTTCAGGCGGAAAAGCTCGGGAAAAATACAATTTGTTCGGGTTATTTCGGAAATATTACAGGAATATTACAAGGTGCGAGCAATAAAAAAGGGGCATATTGCTATGCCCCGAACCCCGATCCCGACGATCCCGATCCCGATAGGCCCAACCCCGATGAGGTCAGGCCCGATTGATTAGTAGTGGCTCCACCCGAACTCTTTGGTGAACTCCGATTTTGTGTAGCCATTTTCTGCAACCACATTGATTGCATCGTATCCGCCCATATCGCCGTGACGGACATACCCGACAACCCAACTGTTAGCTTCTTCCGCTGTGTCTGCATCGTGCAATTCAACGCTATCAACGTCACCATTGCTCCAGTCCATACCTAATACTTTATACATTGCTTTACTCCTTACCAATTTAGAGGAAACTCATCCCCGTTTTCGTTAATGATGACTCCATCAGCGCCAATGTCGTCAGGATACTCACGCTTCAACTGCTCAATTGCAGCACGGCGATTCTTGGCAACCATGGTCAACATTTCTGAGCCGCTTTCTCCTTCGAAGATAATTTCATATTCCATTGTCTTTCTCCTCAACTAGACTAATCCCATATTATCCCACAATATATATAATGTCAACAAGAAAATAAAAAAAATTATCCATCACCGGGTGAACTCTCCCCGGGAAGATTCGCGGACAATTATTCGGGTTGTCGCCCCCAGGCCTGCCGGGGAGTTCGCCGGGGCCGGGCGATTCACCCGGGGCGCACTGTGGTTCCGGGGGACTGGGTGGCTAACCCGAACAATTTGTCGGGTTGTCCCGATTCCCGGTAGTTCAGGCCCGATCCCGACCCGAAAAACCCCGATGCCCCCGAGAGCCACGGAGAGGCCCGAGGAGAACCCGAACAAGTTTTCGGGTTCCCGATACCGAATCAGCGACTTCCCCCGATCAGGGGGCCGTTTCAGGGGCTGGGAGGCCCCGCCTCCACCCCCGCACGGAGTGTTCTCCCTACTCTGCGGCTTCGCCGCTATCGTAAGCTACTGGGATTTGTTCGGGTTCTGTGGGATTTTCTGCTGGGGTTACGTCAATCATGCGATTTTTAGCGCGATCCATAAATTCTTGCAGTTGCTGCACGATCTGTTCACGGCTCATGTTGTCAACGTGCTCATGGGTAACATGGCTACGAGCTACCATAAGGCCAGTGACCTTTAGGCGCAGTTCCTCTGCTTTGATGGCTGCTGAGAAGTTTCCTGCTTGCCATGCTTCATCGCGGAGGCGTTGCATATCCCGAACAGATTTAGTGATGGTTACGCCGTATTTGCTTTCGAGTTCTTGGCGCATTTCTTCCATGCGTTCTTTGACGATGGGGTTATTGAGAAGCTGTACGGCTCGCACGTTGGCGTTTTTGTATCCTGCTGCTCGTGCTGCTGCGGTTTGTGTCATGTCTTTGTGAATGTAGTTGTCGAGAAACTTCTGCTGTTGAGGCTGCAACCTGCGCCCACCTTTTTCGACCTGCTCGCCCACCTTTGGCATGATTGGATTAACCCGAATAATTTCTCGCGTTATCAGGATAGCTCGACTGCTCTGCTGTTGCAAGCCCAAAGGTTCCCAATGTTTCCCAATGCTCAACGTCAACGGCTCGCCGCGACAACAACGACAACGGGGGGGGACTATATACCCCCCCCTATAAGGGGGGTGACGTAGTTGACGTAAATTAACCTATTGATTTTGTTGAATAATTTACGTCAAAACGCACTTTTGACGCTGTTGACGTAAATGGGTTAAGTGTTTGATTTTATTGAATAAGTTACGTCAACGTCAGCTACGTCAAATTTGACGTGACTTTTTTTTGACGTAAAAAATCGTTTAAAATCAATGGGAGAGTTTTTCATAATTTTTTTTATATTTTATGTTGACAGTCCCAAACATTCCCATGTATAAGGGTGACAGTCTAGTAAAAAAGGAGGCTCTATGATGGGCAACGCAGACAAAAAAACCCGCATTATCCGCGATCTTCAAGGTGACTTGTTTGATGCGAATCACGCAAACCGCCGTTTTTTTCGCTGTTGGTTGGATGGTTCTTATTTAGGTGAGAGCCACTACCGCACAAACAAGAAATTTCTTTGCGACATGCTGAAGGAGCATGGCGTGGGGATTAAACTTGAGCGTAAGATCACGCCTTGGATTATTAGGCAGTTTGTGACTTACACGGCGCATGATGCGGATTGTTCTTATGGTTACGCTCAAAAGGTTATTGTTGAGCACTTCAGATCTTTACCGAATTCGCTTGAGGCTGATTTGCTTGCGTCTTTCACGAATGAGTTGATTGATGACGCTCTTGATTTGATTGCCGATGAAATCAAAGAGCATTTAGCAGAGAAGGAGGAAGCGTGATGTTTGAGATTGAAAAGAATATTCCGATTCCGCAGGATACTGGGCGTGGGCGCGATAAAAGCCTGTTGCGCCTTACTGTGGAAAAGATGGAGGTTGGCGATAGCATTGTCGTCAAGGACATTCACCGTCAGCAAATGCATGCGATGTCGAAGACGCTTGGCATTGGCTACAAAACCCGAACAATTTGCAAGGAAAGCGGCAAAGTTCGTTTTTGGCGCACGAAATAAAAGGACGTGGGACTTGGTATGTTCCTAGTCGGTGGGCGTGAGCACCGATGATGAGAAGCGGAGTTACTGCCGCAAAAAAACAGCCGATGACAGTAAGTCCCCGTATTAGGGCGGGTTAAAGGCGGGGAGAATGTGGAGCGCAAGCGAGGAAGCACCCCGCCCCTAAACCGAACAAGTCTAGGTAAATGGAGGAAACATTATGGCTGAGAAAGTACACATTCCGTTCAACAAGGATTTTATGACCTTGCGCGACATGAAAACAGCGGTTGAAGCCTTTGAAATTATTATTAATCGCTGGCACAGTTGCAATGAGCGATTTGCCAAGGGAGAGTATGACTTAGCTGATTTCTTTTGGGAGGTTGACCAGCAAATTCATTATTACAGTACACGATTGCACAACGAGTAAGTTAAGGGGGCATTTCGCCCCCTTTTTTATTTTCATAATTTTTTTTATTGACACTTGGGATTTTTTGGGATATAAAGAGATGTCTAGTTAAAAGGAGTAATTATGATGACACGCGATGAATTTTTTGACCGTCTTTGGGAGATGGTAAAGGATACAAACGTTGACTTTAAAGAGTTGCTTGATGATGACGGTGAAGGCGGCGTTTACGTTCAATTCACCAACATTAAAATTGAAGAAGAATAGGAAATAAATATGTATTATCTAGCATATGGAATGAACATGAACCGCCAAGCTATGGCGGAGCGTTGCCCGAAGGCCAAGCCGATGGGTGGCTTTTATTTGCCCGATCATCGTTTGATGTTTCGCGGTGTTGCGGACATTCGTTTTGATCGTGATTCTGTGCTGCCTGTTGTGGCGTGGGAAATCACGCACGATTGTTTGAGGGCGTTGGATCGTTTGGAGGGTTATCCCCGACTATACGACCGCCGCAAGGTGAATGGTCAGTGGTGGATTTATGATATGAACGGCAACAAGAACGAAACGCATAGACCGTCGAGAGGCTACTATGAGATGATTGCGCAGGGTTACGAGGACTTTGATCTTGATGATTATCACTTGCGGGTTGCGTTGCGTGATGCGGAGGAAGCGGCATGATCAAGAAGCATGAGGACAAGATTATTTTTGCTGCCATTGCGATTCTGGTGCTTGGATGGATTGCTGGCGTGGTGCTGAAATGGTGGTAATATGATGTATAAAATTGAAAAGAACATTCCATTACCCGAAGATGATGGAAGAAAGAAGCGTCCAAAAACAGATTTGAGCTTAACCATGGAGCAAATGGAAGTTGGAGATAGTATTGTGTTGAATTCTTGGGTGAAAGAGAGAACCAAAGTTGACAGAATTTGTGGCGCTATTGGCTTTGCATATATGACCAGAAAGATTGACCCTATAAACTATAACCGAGTTAGAATGTGGCGCACGAAATAACCCGAATAAATTAGAATCCCCCGCCTGTTCGCAAGCGGGGTTTTTTTTGTTCTGCTGGGGTAAGCCGAACAATTTATCGGCTTGTTCGTTCCAACCCCTACATTCCCACTGCTGTCGATACGGATGACATGTTGGCGCATAACTCGACCAGTTTTTGATTTTTTCTCTTGCGTCCCACAAGTTCCCATGCTATAGAGTTTTTACAAACGACCTTTTACTGCTTGGATTCGTTTGCCTCACACTAGACTGGCCCCCGACCCGATGTGGTTGGGGGTTTTTTTATTCCCGAACATAAATTTTTTTATTGACACCCGATTGCACTTGGGATAATATGGGATATGTCTAGCAAATAGAGGAGATTTTATCATGGGCTTAGATATGTACTTGAGCGGCGATAAATATATCAGCCAATACGACACTACACAGCGCGACGAGAATGGGATTCCTTTGGAAATCAAGCGCCCCGTCATTGATGGCTTTGAGGTTACGTCTTACAAGTTGGATCTTGGATATTGGCGTAAGTTTGCACCGTTGCATAAGTTTATTGTGCAGGTGTTTGCGAATGGCGTTGATGAATGCCAGCCGATTTATCTTGATGCTGATGATTTGCGCCGCATTGCGGCTGCTTTGCGCGATGGTGGGTTGCCCGACAATGAGGATTGCGGCGGGTTCTTTTTTGGTTCGCCCGAGTTCTGGGATCAAGACCGCGCCGAGGGTGAAAAGCATGCGCAGGTTTTCGACACCGCTGCGGAGTGGGTTGAGGGCAATTCATGGAACAGCGTAATTTATGAGGCGAGTTGGTAAGATGGGCCGCATGAGTGATTATCAGATTGATCAAATGGAGACGCCTATCATGGATAAGTGTCCCGAATGTGATGGGGAGGGCATCGTCTACTACGAGGTTGCCCGACCTCAAAGTTTTACCCGTGATATTGGCTACTTAGAGGAGGTTTCTCAAGTTTGTGAAAATTGTTCGGGTGATGGGCAAGTTGTTCGGATTTGCGAGGGTTGCCCGATGCCTGTGACGTTGGGCATGGGTCATGATGCAGAATACTGCGAGGAGTGTGAAAATGGCGATTGCTGATGATACGATGTGTATGCATTATGTTCGGGATAGACTGAACGGGCTTGTAACGGAAAGCGATTTGTTGAGATTTATTGATGAAATAGATCACAACATTCGCGTTAATGAGGATTGGCGTGATGCGAATCCTGATGGGCAAATGCCCGATGGTTCAGTTGTTTTTGATCCCGATGACTTTGATGTGCAGAGCGCGATTGACAAAGTTAAGGTTAATTACATTGAAAGGGC